GCTCACCAACAGCGATCTTTCACAGTAAAGGCAGGCTACCATTGTACGGATATGCCAGTATAGGTAACATGTGTCATAACTAACTCAATACTCAAAGAATTTCATAATACACAATAAAAACAATATATAAAAACAATAGGTATTGTTTCTTTGTTTCTTTGTTTTATTGTTTATTTGTTATTATTGTTTATTTGTTTATTTGTTATTATTGTTATATATTGCTTATTTGTTATATATATTGTTATATTGTTATATTAATGTTGCAATGCTTATATGATGACCCCCAAAAAAATAAAATCAAAAAAAAACAAAAAAAAAACACAAACAAAAAAAGAAGAGCCCACAGGTTTTTTGTGTGTTTTTTGGGGTAGTTATGTTTTTATGTGTGGGGTGTGTATGTGTGTGTTGTATGGGTAGGCGTAAGGGTTGTGTGAATCGGGATGGTTATAGGTTGAGTGTTGCTGCTTTGAATGAGCGTTTTTTGGCTCCTTTGAAGGATGGTAGTCATAGTGTGGTTTTTGAGAGGATTTTGGATCGGGAGTTGGCTGATCCTGAGTTTGGTCGGCAGTTGAGGGGTTTGAAGTTGGAGTTTTGGAAGAAGACTGCTAATACTCCGATGTTGGTTATTTTGGATGTTGCGAGTGAGTTGTATGCTTTTATTGAGTTGGAGCGTTTGAAGCATGCTGGTGAGTCTGGTTGGGTTGGTGTGTTGGATCCTAAGATTTTGAGTGCTACTAAGATTTTGGCTGATTTGTTGAAGGAGGCGTCTAGGGTTAGTGAGGTGTCTGCTGATAAGAAGGTTGATTTTCTTATTCGGAAGGATGATTTGGAGTTTGATGTTCCTGTTTCGGCTAAGGGTAAGGTTGTGGATGTGGGGAGTTCTGAGTGATTTTTTCTTATTATGATAAGTTTGTGTTGCCGGGTGGTAGGTTTAAGATGGCTTATGCTCGGGCGGATCCTACGGTTTTTGCTAATTATATGTTCGGTTTTGTGCCTCGTGATTATCAGGATTCTTTTTTTCAGGCAATTTTGGGTAACAGGCGGGTTGTTGTTGTGAAGGGTCGTCAGTTAGGTTTTAGCACGTGTGTTGCTCTTTTCAGTTTTTGGGCTGCTTGGTTTAATAAGTTTCCTTCTGGTTCTGAGAAGAATACTAAAATTGGAATTATTAGTAAGGAGGATGATGCTGCTAAAAAGGTTTTGATGCAGGTTCGGAATATGATTTATGCTGGTGACGCGCGTATGAGTAGTATTTTGAAAGGGCGTGATGAGTGGACTAATCATTTTTTTTCTGGTGATTTGGTTGAGCCTAATAATTCTGACACGATCAGTTTTAAGAATGGCTGTTTTATTAAGAGTTATCCTCCGACTGATAAGGTTAGGGGTAATTCTTTTGATGTGGTTTTTATTGATGAGGCTGCTTTTCTTCGTTGTGAGAATCCTGATTCTTTTTTCTTTACGGTGATTGAGCCAACTACTGTTGCTACTGGTGGGAGGATTGTTGCTTTGAGCACTCCGAATGGTCAGGGCGGGTTCTTTTTTAATTTGGTTGATCCTTTTGAGTTGAAGCAGGATCATTTTTATAAGAGGTTGAATTTTCCTTTTTCTATAAATTCTGATGCTGCTTATAAGGTTTTTATTAATGATCAGAAGCGAATTATGGATGTTTCCGATTTTGAGCAGGAGTACAACTGTAATTTTAATGCAAGTAAGGTTAACTTTTTTATTCCTGAGAAGGTTGATGCTGCTGTTGATGATAGTGTGGTCCAGGCTGATTATCACAGTTTTGATATGGTTGCAGGTGTTGATTTCGGAATGACTGACAGTCGTACGGTTATAAGTCTTGCAACTTTGCGGGATGGTAAGATTGTGGTTCCGCGGATTGTGCGTTTTTGTGAGAAAGAGGATGTTAATCATGTGATTCCTTATCTTCAGGCTTTGAAGCAGGAGGGTTGGAATATTGTTAGTGTGGTTGCTGATGATTGTCCTCAGGGCGATGCGATTATTAATCAGATGCAGAAGCAGGGCTTTCCAGTTGTTCCTTTCAACTTCACCGCTAACAAGAACAGTTATTATGTTAGTTTCAGAAGTTTTTTGAATGATGGAATTATCAGAATTCCTAAGAATGATGTTTTAGTCAGAGAGATGAAGGAGTTGCGTCAGGAAGAGACCAAACAGGCTAAACTTGCAATTCATAAGCCAACTAACGGCACTGATGATGAAGTTGCTAGTGTGATTATGGCGTGCAGTCCATTTCTTGATGATAACAAGAGAGGAGAGGTGTATGTGATATGATAAGTTTTGAGTACAGCAAGCAGCAGTTTGATAACGGAAGTGTTGAAACTCGCAGCGTGATAGATACGGGAAAGGGTTTAAGAATTGAGAAATTGGAATTAGTGATGTGAAAGTGTTTATCAGGCGTTATGGCAGGACTGGGGAAAAGGGCGCTCATGAAGAAATAATTATTAGTGAAAGCGAGCGCGCATCATGGGTTGAGAACAGTTATTTTCTTGTTGAGAACAAAACACGTTTTGTTCTTGACACTCTTGAAAAGCTTCCAACTTTTAAAGTTGTAAGCAATCCTGTTTATGCGCGTATGCAGTCTGAAGAGGCTGAAAAAGCAAAAACTTATAAGTGCAATGTTGAGATTAATAATTTGAGAGAAAAGAATCCGGACTCAGCATCCTGCATTTCACAAAGTGTCACACTATGAAATCAACAAGGGCTAAAACTAGCCGTAGCATTATTGAGGATTTCTACGGAAGTCCAGGAATGCCTCGGGGAATGCAAAATTCCCAAGCAGATTTGTTGGATATTCGTAATTTAATGGATGATCCAACTGTGAGTAATTCAATTCTGACAACTGTTAACGCAATTATGCGAAGCGGTTACAGATTTATTAACTCTTCCCGTTCTGAAGATAAAAAAGTAGCTGATCTTTTTTCTAAAATGCGCTTCGGCAATATTCTCCGAAATGTTCTGATTAATCTTAAACTTTACGGTAACGCTTTTGTTGAAGTTGTAAAGGATAGGAACACTGGACTTGTTAAAGAATTGTACCTTCTTGAAACTACAGAGATGACAATTCAGACCGATTCTGAAGGTCACGGTGACATAGTTGGTTATTTCCAAGAACATCAGGGAAAAGAAATATTCTTCAGTCCCGATGAGATTTGGCACATTGCTTTAGATCATGTTACAACTAGCCTCTGGGGAAATGTTAATTCAAAAGCGATTCTTCAGACCGTAAAAACCAAGCACATTATTGAAGATTACATCTGGTACCTTTTTAAAACCAACGCGTTCAGTAAAGCAAAAGTTATTAAGAACGCTAATGATAAGCAAGTTAAATCTTTGATTGAAGGGATCAAAGCCAGGAAATCAAATCCTTTGCTTGAGCTCGTTGTTGATGGCGATTTATCTTCTGTTAGTTTTTATGAGGTCACCGATCTTCCGGTTCTTACAAATTATTTGGATTATTTAGACAGTCAAATCAGGCAGTTGCTTATGGTTCCTCCAATTGTTGGCGGGCAGCAGGAAAGTGCAAACCGTAGTACTGCAGAAACTCAGTTCGTTGGAGTTTTCGGAACTAACCTTAGAAGTTTGCAGTTGCTCGTTCAGGATGATGTCTCGCTAGATCTTCTTCCAAAATGCGGATTTGAAGATGTTAGCTTAAGATTTAATCCTGTGGACCAAATTAATGAAAGAGAAGCAATTCAGAACGCTGTTTATCTTAGCGGACTCGGTATTGATCCAGAATCTGTTATTGAATATTTGAGGGTTAAAGGCGTTTCACTTCCCGAAGAAGCTGAAATAGTTCCTCAGGTACCAACAGGATATGTTGGTCATGAGGCTCAGAATGTTAAGAGTGTTAGCAGAATGCCTCAGAATGATAATATCATAAGCAGACAGACTCGTAAGGAAATTCCGAACTCGCAAAATGTCAGGGCAAAGAGCGAAAAAGTTATTACCAGCAAATTTTATGTTGAGAATGGTGGTGAGATAAAAGATGCCATATAAAAAAATAAGTGATCTTCCTCCAAATGTAAGGAAGTATCCTAAAAATTTGCAGAAGATATTTCTGCACGTGTTTAATTCAATGTACGCTTCACATAACGGGGATGAGGGCAGAGCTTTTGCAGCAGCGTATTCTGTGATGAAGAAGTACGCTTTGAGACATAAGACTGTGAAGAAAAGTTTTGGAATGACACCGCTTGGATTCACTGTTGGAAAGAGCAGTGTTGATGATGTTGTGTTCGACTGCGTGCTTACAACCACTGATGTTGACGCTCACGGTCAGAATCTTAGCAGGAACGCGCTTTACAAGATAGCATCAGATCTTGAATACAATCCTATTTTTGGAGATATTGAGCATGCTAATCTTGAAGACAATCCTGATCCAATTCTTAAACTTCCAAGTTTGAAACTTGTCTCGTCAAAAATTGTTGACGATAAACTTTACGCTACAGTAAGTTTGCTTAATCATCCTTACAGGAAACAAATTATTGATCGGATTATGGACGGAACTCTTAATGGAATGAGTATTGAAATAACTTATGACAGTCCAAATCTTGTTGATGGAACTTATATTGATGGAAGTGTTAACTGGTTTAGTTTAGTTCACACTCCAGCGAACAGTAATGCTCAAATTATACGTTTGAGAGGGGGTTAATGAAAAATGAAAAGTAAAGAAGCGGAAGCTAGAAAGGAAATTGAGTTTTACAGAATAAATCAGAACTTAATCCAGAAGCGCAAGGAAAACAATCTTGAAGTTCTCGCGCTTATGAAAAAGCATCCTAAAAAGCTTAATCCTGACTTCGAGTACGAAACTACTCCAGATTTTGCTGAGTGGTGTAAGAAGAAATGGGAGAATGATATCCAAATTGATAATCTGAGACTCAACCAGCAGATTAAGCAGTCAGATCAGCAGATTGATGCAATAAGGAATTCTCTTAAGAAAAATGAAAATAAGGAAGTGAAAAAAGGAGGCGAAACGAGATGAGTGAAGAGCAAGTTAAGAAAGAAGAAATTGTAAAAGCAACAGCAGAAGAGTCTGCTGACAAGAAAAAAGAGGAAAGTTTAAAAACTCCCGCTGTTGATGTTAGTAAAGTAGAAGATGACAAGGTCGTGCTTAACGACGCTGAAGCCAAACAAGTAAACGCTGATGCGGAAAAGGCACTTGAAGAGCTTGACCGGAAGAGAACGGAAGAGCTTCAAAAGGAACTTGCTTCAATAAAAGACGCATTATCAAAAGAGTTCGATTCTAAACTCGCAGCGATTAAAGAATCATACGATAAGGAACTGAATGACATTAAAAGTCAGAGAAAGGGACTGGTAACAACTACTGGAAACCCGTTCTCAACTTCAGAAACGAAAGTTGAAGAGCCACGTCCTCCAACTCTTGAAGAATTCAAGAATTACATTGGACGAAGATAAAAAAAAAAAAAGTTTTTTTTAATATATAAGGTGAATTAAAAACATGGCAAATGACGCAAACATATATCTTCACGGAGCAGGCTCCGCGGATTATATTAACCCAACGTATTGGGATAAGCAGATAGAGCAGGCTGCTCACAATAAGTCAGTAATGCTCCAGTTCGGAGTTATGAATGACACGCTGAAGAACAAGGACGGAAAGCAGATTAATATTGCAAAAAATCAGGTTTTCGCTGCTGCTGCGCTTACTGACGGTACAAGCACGCCAATAACTACACTTGCTTACGATCAGGTAACAGTGACTGTGGGAGAAGTTGGACTTGCCAAACAGGTTTCAGTTCTCGAACTTGACTACGCATTCGAATCAGTAACTAATGACATTATGAGCAACATGGGATTAGCTATTGGAACAAAGATAGATACAGATATAATAACAGCACTCGTTTCTGGAGCAGGAATATCTTACTATGCGAGTGGAAACGCACACGATTCAACAACTGTTGTTAACACAGATGTTCTGCTTTTCACAGACATTCTTGGCGTTAGGAGACTTATGCTTGAACATAATTTCGAGCCTAAAGCAATAATTGTAAGCCCGAAGACAGAATCTGAAGTAAGAGTTCTTAAGGATCCGGGAGATCACTACATCTTTTCGGACGCTTCAGTTTATGGAAGTGCAACACTGGGATCTAGCGCTATAGGAAAGATTCTTGGAATGACAATTTATGTGAGCAATAACCTGCCAACTGCGACCGAGAATACGACAACTCCGATAACTGTAAGCAAATCTCTTGTCTTGGGAGAAAGACCTTTCGTGTTCGCATGGAAGAGAATGCCCAAGGTTGAGATGGACAGGGGACTTATTACTGACAGGTCCGTTACATTCCAGGCTACTGCAACTTACGGCGTTTCAGTGCTTAACACGTACAGCGTTGCTAAAATAACCTCATACTAAATGAGATTATTATTATTTTTTTTTTTTTTAAAAAAAAAATATTATTAAAAAACTGTTTTGAGGTTTAAAAAAAAAGAATATGGCCGCAACTTTTGAATGGAAAGTTTACACTGGCACCACTGCTGCCACCGAATCTCCTACGGGAAGCGCTACTAATCTTAACTTGATGAATAATGACTCTTATGATTCGACGGGAACAGATTATCAGACATATCCGATAACAGTTCCATCATCATCTTCAGCATATTCATATGAACGTTGGATTAGGGCAAAGTTCTCTGGAACTTTTAATCAGATTGATAACATGAAATTTTGGAAGAGTGATGGAACACTTAGCGATGCTAACCTGTCTATAAACGCTGGAGTTACAACTTCAGGAGTAACTCCTGTTGTTACAGCTAGCTCAATTGCTACTGCAGCAATTCCGACAGTTGAGGGTTCTGCTCTTAATCCAACTAACATCCTTACGTCTGCTGGATATTCCAAGTATGTTGTGATGCAACTGGTTGTTCCAAGCACAGTAACAACTCCGGGAGACATTGGAAGTCAGACAGTGACTTTCAAATATGATGAGCAGTGAAGAAAAAATCCTTTTTTTTTTTTAAAAAAAAAAATTTTAATTAAGAATTTTGATGGAGTGCAATGCAATGCGTAATGAACGATTCGGTTGGAAAGCCGTCTTTGAGGACGGTTCTGAACTTCTTCAGTATCCAAATTCTGATTTGGACGATTACGAATTAG